TCGTATTATATTTGCAAAAAAAACACTATGGCACAATTTGTAAAAGTATCTGGAGCCAATTTAGGAACTCCTACTAATTTTGATATCTTCTTCACGACTAGAAATATCGCTCATATAGTATCCACGGCCACGACAGTAGTTTTGACGTGTTTTAGCGGATCTACAGCAACTGACGTGATTACAATCACTATACCAAGTGATACTACTGGCACTTTCCAAAGACAGATAATTGACCTAATTATGAATACTGCGTCTTGGAAATCTGATGGAGGTTTTGAGTTTGTTGATGCTCCGCCTACATTTACGAATGGACAGACTCCGGCTAGTGACAAAATTACAAGTGTAGCAATCGCCTAATTGATGCGATAATTATAGGGAGCCACCCTCTGATTTTTCGGGGGGTGGCTTTTTGTTTTATTTTTGTGTCGTGGCAAGATACATCCTATTAACTAATGTGACCAATAATAATGGCACATCTATGCTGTTGAGTATAGATTCTGATATTCAGGGTTACTTTTGGAAGAAAACAAGCACGACTGAGTTGCAGTTATTTACAAATGGCACTGCTATTTTGACTATAGAGTTCTCCATTCCTGATGCTGCGTTTTCTCTGCATAATTGGTTTATAGGTCAATTAATTCAGGCGCTTGACTATGACGGCTCTCAGACATATGTACTACCTCAATTGCCCGTTGTCAGTGGTGTTCAGGCTTATATAAAAGACATTTTATGATAAATGAAGTACGTGCCGCTGTATTGGCTGTTGTTAACAAGAACAACTACGGGTATATAACTCCGGGGGATTTTAATCTGTACGCTTACCAGGCGCAGATGGATTTATTCACTGAGTATTTCGATAACTACAATACGCTTGTGGCTGCTGAGAATATCCGTAGAGTTGGCACTGAATACGCAGGGCTTAAGCAGATTGCAGAAGAAGTTATTGATAGCTTTAGGGTTGAGTCTACTCCTACGGTGAGTGGTGGGTTCTTCTTGATTCCTGCCAACTGCTACTACCTAACCAATGTGTACTACGGGAGTAGAGATGTAGAGCGTGTATCTCAATCAAAGTTGAATATGCTCAATACATCTAACATTACTGCGCCATCCGTTACGTTTCCGGCATATACGATGACGGGCAGTCCGAATTTAGTTAGCGACACTCTAGACTCTAAAATCAAGGTCTATCCAGCGACTATAACTACTGGAGTGACTATTAGTTATGTGAGATATCCTAAGACGCCTAATTGGACATACCTAAGTTTCGGGCCGCAAAACGACCCTATATTCAATCCCACGGCTTCTGACTACCAGGACTTTGAATTACCTGATTCTGACGTACCGAACTTAGTGAGCAAGATATTACAATACGCTGGCGTATCTATCCGCGAGGAGAACGTATATGCATTTGGTACTAAACTAGAACAGAAAGGAGCGCAACCGCAATGAGTATAACGCAATATGAGTATTACGAGAATAATGGCATCTCACCACAGGATGCCAACTGGGGTAGTTATCAGTATGTCAGCCTCAAGGACATAGTCAATAACTTCATGTTGATGTACCAGGGCAACAATGAGGCCATCAACAACATCAATAGGTATCAAGTCATCTTCCATGCCAAGCGTGGCATACAAGAGCTTAATTACGATGCTATGAAGGAGGATAAAATCTTAGAGCTGCCTGTTGGTAGTGATTTGAAGATTATCCTGCCATCTGACTACGTTAACTGGACGCGGATATCTGCTGAAATCAATGGTGTCTTGTTCCCGCTCAGTGAGAACATACAGACTAACTACGCTAGGGCTTATCTACAGGACAATGCCGGTAATCTACTCTTTGACCAAAACGGCAATGTGTTATCTCCTCAGTTCTCAGAACTTGAACTTAGTCGCATCAACAACACTGCGCCTAGTATCTACCTAAACCCAAACAGCCCTTATAACGGGTATCAGGGGTGGTGCATTGACGACGTGTGGTATTTCCGGTATGGCATTGGTGGGCGGTATGGCTTGAACACAGAAACGGCAAATACCAACCCTACGTTCGTTGTTGACAAGCGCGGTGGTGTCATTAACTTCAGCTCAGACATGAGTGGGCTGTTGTGCGTCATTGAGTACGTGTCTGATGGCCTTGAGTCTGGTAATGACACTGCGATTAGCATAAACAAGATGTTTGAGGCGTATATTTATGCTTACATTAAGTACATGATACTATCCAATAAGGCAGGTACTCAAGAGTACTTAGTGAGGAGGGCGCAGAATGAAATGCGAGCTGCTTATAGGAATGCCAAGATTAGATTGAGTAATATTCACCCGGGTCGTCTGCTTATGAATATGCGTGGACGTGACAAAATAATTAAATAATGAAGGAAGCGTACAATTTTATTGGCGGCAAGATGAATCATGACCTTGATCCAAGGATGATTCCCCAGGGTGATTATATGTATGCCGTTAATGCCAGGATCACATCTCCTGATAATTTAAGTGAAAGTGGAGCCTTAAGGACGGCTCCAGGTACATCCACTTTGACTTCCTTGGAGTACAATGGAACTCCTATAGATTCTACAAAGGTAAAAACAAGGTGTATAGGAGCCTATAAGGATGAGTCTAACAATACTGTATATTGGTTCGTTCACTGCGAAGAGCTTAATACGCCATTTACAGAGTTCCCTAATGGGACTCTTGACCTTATAATGTCGTATAATGAAGATAATGGCACTCTGACATACCATGTAGTAGATGATAAGGGCATTCTTAATTTTAGTTTTGATTATACCATAACAGGAATATCATTAATTGATGACTTGTTATACTTTACTGATAATTTGAACTCACCTAAGAAAATCAATGTGAAGTTCACGTATACTGATTACTTCACTGATTACAGGCTCGATGTCATAGTTTCTCCACCAAAATCTGCTCCATCTATAGAATTTATAACGACCACATCTACGTCTGATTATATAGAGGATAGATTTCTGGCTTTTTCATATCGTTATAAATATGAAAATGGAGAGTATAGCGCATTATCTCAGTATAGTGAAATAGCATTTAGACCAGAGTTGTTTTTTTTAGATCCATCAACTCTGTTAAATGATGGCATGAAAAATAAGTTTCTGGCCGTTAGGATTTCTTTCAATACCGGAGGGAAGTGGGTTACGGATATAGAATTATGCGTTAAGGCGGCTGATTCTAATGAAGTGTATGTGGTCCAAAGCTGGAATAAAAGAAGGGAAAATTGGGGAGACAACATATTGAGATTCGTTGACTTTACTGGAGATAAGTCATATTCGGTGCTGCCGTCTACTGAATGGGTTAGGTTATATGACAATGTACCGAGACGGGCACTGGCTCAAGTTATTATGGGCAACAGGTTGATGTATGGCAATTATTTAGAAAATTACAATATAAGCACAAAGTTTCTTTATGGTGGCCAGGCAAATTTTATTGATGTTGAGTCGAAGTCTATATTAGGAACGCTGTCATCATACATATACAAAAATAACTGGTATCAAACTGTTACGTCACAAACCGTTTCTTCTGCCCAGTTCAGCTTTAATATGGCTCAATACGCTACTGGAGTGCCTATTGGCACTGAAATTTCGTTTGCAGTACCAGTAGCATCTGCAAGAGTAGTTGGTAATCCATTGACTCCGCCAAACTATTTATTCCCTGTAACATGGAATAGATTTTTTGTATTTTATTTTCAGGCACCAAGAAACTATACATCCTTATTAGATTTAATTAATGATGCTGCGTTTAAAAGAAAGTTAGGGGCGGATGCTAATTATTATAACTATCCTATTACGTATAATGTGCTAGGAATACCAAATAACTGTTCTTTTGGTGGGTCTATAACGGATGAATTTATATGTGCCATAGGAGGCACTAGAAATGGATTCACAATGGCTGTTGTTGGTGGAAACTCACTCATTGATAATGGTTTCCAGGTGTCATTAGCTGGCAGTGTCATGAATTTTATTTTACCTGCCGTTGGGTATAGTAATGGTGCTGGAGCTTATAGGCACGAGTATTTCTATGTGACCGGAGCTCCAACAATAAATATAAACATACCTGCAACAAACAAGAGTCTCCATAGTAATAGAACGTATGAATTGGGTATGGTTTATATGGACGAATGGGGTAGGTCTTCAACCGTGCAGTTGTCTAAAAATTCAACAATAGAGATACCTGCATTTAATTCTAATACCGCCAACTATATAAAAGCCACAATACCAAGGACTCAATTACCTCCTCCTTGGGCAAAAAAATACAAGTGGGTGTTGAAACCCACAAAAATGGGGTATGACACCATATATTCTAGCATCTACTATAAAGATGGCGATAGGGCGTGGATAAAACTGGATGGAGAATCTCAAAATAAAGTAGAGGTTGGTGACATTCTGTATGTTAAAAGAGATTCTGCTGGAGCCACTCTTCGGAATGTAAAGGTAGAGGTGCTTGATAAAGAGGTCAAGCCCGATCAATGGGGTGGTGGCAGAATCCCTGGGGTATACATGAGGGTTAAGCTAGATGGATGGACGGCGAACTTTAATCAAAGCAATATAAGGACAGTCACTGGAGATGTTTCTGAGCAAAACTCAAGCGCATGGAATGGATATGGAGGCGTTGTTCTTGACTTATTTGACGCCGGTCCTCCTACCGTAGTCAGGTGGCCTGTAAATGCTGGTGCGTTAGTTGAGATTTATATTAGGGTGTGGAGAAATGGCAGAAATTGTGGTGGAAGTAGCAGAAATTGCGGACAGCGATCATCTCTATTTCACTACAAGAACTATGTGTCATCCGCAAATTATGATGACTTCAAGCAATTTTGGGAAGGGGAAGGCATTGATATAAATCTATCTACAAAAGATGGCGGATCCTGTCCTGATGATGCGGGCCAATGTGTTGATGCATATAATAGCTCTTTCTTAATTGCCAATGTGCCTCCTGCTATTGATTTGACAAATCAATACCAGTTTTCTATACAGGCCGCTGGTCAGCAGCTTAATAACAATGCGCCATTGCAGTTTATTATAAGGAGTGGCACCAAGTCATGTGCTTGGCCAGGTCCTAGGACAAGTAATATAGAGGCTCGTATTGTCATACAAAATAATCCTCAGTTTTTAGTTTTTGAAACAGAGCCAAATGATGCTGCCGCTAATCTGTTTTACGAAAATGAAGAAGTTTTCGATATATTGAATGGCTATCATCAGGGTAATGTTCAAAATCAAGCGGGATTAACTTCTGCTATAAGTAACTTGGGATTCTATGACTGCTGGACTTTTGGCAATGGAATAGAAAGTTACAAGATTAAAGATAGTATAACGGGAAGGTCTTTTGGTCTTGGACAAAAGGTTCATGCATCTTCAGTGGTCCCATATAGGGAGGAGCGAAGATTGTCCGATATTATTTATAGTGGAGTTTACAACAGGGAAACCAATTTAAATAAACTAAATGAATTTAATATAGGTCTGCTGAATTTCAAGTCTTTAGAAGCATCATATGCTAGTATACAAAGGATGCACCAGCGTGAAACTGACATCCTGGTATTTCAAGAGGACAGAGTATCAAGGGTTCTTGTTGGTAAAAATATAATTAGTGATGTCGTTGGCGGTGGCGCCCTTGCGTCTGTTCCGGAGGTTCTTGGAAATCAAATTGTGATATCTCAGG